AACAGTTTAAAATGAATACAAATATGAAAAATAGTTATCAAAGTTACCCATATGAATTCTTATTTATGATTAACGGTAATCCTATTGTTGGAAGGAATTTCCCAATAAAAAATTTTAATAGAGAAAGTTTAAGTTCTTTAGATTTAAAAGATGTAATAGATGATGTAGTAAATGTAATTAAATTACATTTTAAAAACAATACTTATGAGTATTTGTATAAATATTATAGTTATTTTGCAGAAAATAATAACAATGAAGAATATGGAGTGAGAGACATTTACGAAAATGAAGATTTTTTTACTTTCCAAATAAAAATCAATAATAGAGTAATAATTAAAAAGATTTTCACAGGAAATGATTTTCCACCAAAAGTAAGATATGATGTAGATATAAGAAAAATTATACCTAAAATCATTGAAATCATACAAATAGGATTAAGTCAAAAAAATTATACAAAAAATTATGGTGATTATGACTTAACTAAGATATTTATTAATAACCAAATCTAAAAACGTTATGGCGAAAAATGAAAGTTCTAATTTAGGTTATTTAGGATATAGTTTCCAAATAAAACTAGTAAAACAATTAATAGAGGATCAAAAATTTTCAGAAAGTATTATTTCAATAATTGACCCAAATTATTTTGATAATGAATATATGAGATTAGTTGTTGCTAGTGTTAAAAACTACTATGAAAAATATGAAACCATACCGTCTTATGATACCATCTTTAACCTTGTTAAAACAGAAGTAAGAAGAGAAATTACCAGAGAGTCAGCAAATGAGTTAATTAAAGAAGTTAAAGATTCAGATAATAAGGATTGTTTACACACACAAGACGTTGCCATTAAGTTTTGCAAACAACAAGAGCTTAAGAAGGCTACTTTAAAAATTCAGAAAATTTTAGATACTGGAGATTTTGATAGATATGATGAGTGTGAAGAAATAGTTAAACAAGCTATAACTGTGGGTACAGAAAAAGACAATGGTGTGGATGTTTTTCACGGAATTAAAAACGTTTTATCTGCGGATTTTAGAAACCCTATCCCAACAGGATTAATTGGTATAGATAATTTAATGGGTGGAGGTTTATCAAAAGGTGAGATAGGAGTTATTTTGGCGGCGTTTGGTGTAGGTAAAACTACATTGATGACTAGAATGGCAAATACTGCATTTAAGATGGGTAAAAATGTTGTACAAATATTCTTTGAGGATACTACAGAAGTTATTCAAAGAAAACATTACACATGTTTTACTGAAGTACCTTTGAGTGAATTAGAAGACAGAAGTGATGAAGTAGAACAAAAGTTATCTAATTTTCAAGAATTACCTGGAAATTTAATTTTAAAAAGAATGCCTAGTGATGGGACAACAATACCACATATTAGACAATATCTTAAAAAATTAATTTCTAATGGTATTAAACCTGATGTTATTTTCTTAGATTACATTGACTGTGTTCAGCCAAATAAACAATTTAAAGATGAATTTAGTGGTGAAGGTAATGTAATGAGACAATTTGAAACTATGGTATCTGAATTAGGGGTGGCAGGATGGACTGCAGTACAAGGTAACAGAAGTGCTATTGGTGCGGAATTAGTAGAGGCAAATATGATGGGTGGTTCTATTAAAAAAGGACAGATTGGGCATTTTATTTTATCGGCAGCTAAAACATTGGATCAAAAAGAACAAGGAAGAGCTACTTTAGCTATACTTAAATCTAGATTTGGTAAAGACGGTGTTGTATTTGAAGACATTTTATTTGATAATGGTACATTAGTTATTGATACTAGTGATAGTAGAGATATAACGTTATTAGAACATGATAAATTGTCTAAGAAAAAAGATTCTAATTTTATACAAGAAACTTTAAACAAAAAAAGAGAATCACTTAATTAAAGTAAAAAAAATAAAAAAATGATGAGTTACAAATTAAGTCATATAGGAATTTACACACCAAAAATTAATAATAAAAAAAATTAAAAAACTATTAAAAAATGGAATTATCAAACAGAATTTTGTCTGACATTACAGTTTATATGAAATATGCAAAATTCTTACCAGAAAAAAACAGAAGGGAGAGTTGGGAAGAATTAGTCACTAGAAACAAAGAAATGCATCAAAAAAAATACCCTAATATTTTTGATGAAATTGAAGAGGTATATAAATTAGTGTATGATAAAAAAATATTACCATCAATGAGAAGTTTACAATTTGGAGGTAAACCAATAGAGATATCACCTAATAGGGTATATAATTGCGCATATTTACCTATTGATCACGTTGACGCATTTTCTGAAACAATGTTTTTATTGTTAGGTGGTACTGGTGTAGGGTATTCAGTTCAAAAACATCACGTAGAAAAATTACCTGAGATTAGAAAACCTAATCCTGATAGAAAAAGAAGATACCTTATTAGTGATTCGATTGAAGGTTGGGCAGATGCAATTAAATTATTAGTTGAATCTTATTTTGGTGTAAAATCATCTACACCTATATTTGACTATTCTGATATTAGACAAAAAGGGGCGTTATTAGTTACTTCAGGTGGTAAGGCACCTGGACCTCAACCTTTAAAAGATTGTATACATAATATTAAAAAAGTATTAGATTCTAAAAATGATGGTGAAAAATTAACACCTATTGAAACTCACGATATTATATGTCATATTGCGGACGCAGTATTGGCAGGGGGTATCCGTAGAGCTGCATTAATTAGTTTATTCTCAGCGGATGATAATGAAATGATTTCTTGTAAGTCTGGAAATTGGTGGGAATTGAATCCACAAAGAGGTAGAGCAAATAATTCGGCAGTTTTATTAAGACATAAAGTTACAAAAGAATTCTTTTTGGATCTATGGAAAAGAATTGAATTAAGTGGGGCAGGTGAACCAGGAATTTATTTTTCAAATGATAAAGATTGGGGAACTAATCCTTGTTGTGAGATAGGTTTAAGACCATATCAGTTCTGTAATTTATGTGAGGTAAACGCTTCAGGTATTGAATCACAAGAAGATTTTGAAAAAAGAGTTAAAGGGGCGGCGTTTATTGGAACATTACAGGCTGGTTATACTGATTTCCATTATTTAAGAGATGTATGGAAAAGAACTACTGAAAAGGATGCACTTATTGGTGTAGGTATGACAGGTATTGGATCTGGTGTAGTTTTAGGTTATGATATGAAAGCTGCGTCTGAAGCGGTTAAAGAAGAAAACGAAAGAGTTGCAAAATTAATAGGGATTAATTCTGCAGCTAGAACTACTACAGTTAAACCATCAGGGACATCATCATTAGTTTTGGGTACTTCATCAGGTATACATGCTTGGCATAATGATTATTATGTTAGAAGAATAAGAGTGGGTAAAAATGAAGCTATTTACACATACCTTTCTATTAATCATCCTGAATTGATAGAAGACGAAATTTTTAGACCTCATGATACTGCAGTTATATCGATACCGCAAAAATCACCAGAGGGATCTATTTTGAGGTATGAATCTCCTTTTGATTTATTAGAAAGAGTTAAAAAAGTTTCACAAGAATGGATTAAGCCAGGACATAGAGGTGGGCAAAATACTCATAATGTATCTGCAACAATTTCTTTAAAAGAAGAAGATTGGGAATTGGCTGGTGAATGGATGTGGACTAATAGAAAAAATTCTATAATGGCTTATCTGTTTTACCGTATAACGGAGGAACTTACCAACAAGCACCTTTTGAAGATTGTGATAAAGAAACTTATGAAAATATGATGAAATCTTTATCATCTGTAGATTTATCTAAGGTAATTGAATTACAAGATAATACTAATCTTTCTGGTGAGGTTGCTTGTGCAGGAGGAGCTTGTGAAATTGTTTAAGTTATGGATGTTAAATGGGGTAATGATGTAACGTTAACATATCAAGTATTGTTAGCGTTCTATAATCAAAGAAAAAACAATTAATAATGAATGTAGGTGCGTCAAAAGATTGGATCCAACAACTATATGTAAGAGAATTTGAACCTAAACTACAACCAAATGAATTTTATTATGATAATCAAGGTAGGATAGTGATGACTGAAGAGTATCATAAAAGAAGAGGTAGTTGTTGTGGTAGTGGTTGTAAACATTGTCCTTACGAACCTAAACATTTAAAAGGTAATACTTTTATATAATAAGGAAATCATTTCTTTATCCCTTTCTGTCATATCAACGCTTTTACTTTTTAAAATAGTATTTTTCTCATTTTCTTGATGGCAAAAACCTAAAATATGGAACATTTCGTGTCTTATGGTTATCGGAGTACATTTATGTTTACCACACTCTATAATATCTATATGAGTTCTACATTTGACTATTTTTTTACCAGCGTGATATATGTATGTTATTCCAGTAGAATTTTTTACATCTTTTGAACTCCAATCAAATAATTTTATGAATTCATCATCTGAAGTAAAATATATTACAGAGTTAGATTTATCGATATCATCAACAATTGTTATTTTTATTGATTCCATAAGAGAATTAAATTCTTTTACGGTACTTACCACAGTTTCATAGTTTTCTTGAGTATAATTACCGTAAAGAAATAATTTTATGTCTGTATTCCATTTTTCACCATAATGAGTGGCATTATCAAATTCAATTTTGGTAAAATTTTCTTGAGAAAAACAAGAGATACTATTTAAAATTAATAGTGATAAAAGTATTTTTTTCATAGTTGTTAAGTATTTATATAACAAATATAATATTTATTTTTTTAACTGCCAAAAAAAATTATAATTAATTTATGAGGAATTTATTTGAGGAATTACAAAGGATGAAAAATTTGATGGTGTATGATAAGGGTTCATACATTATGGAAGTGAGTACCTCATCACAACCCAATATAAATAAGAGTAGTGATAAACCTGCAACAGATAAACCTGCAGCAGATAAACCTGAACAAAATCAAGATACTAAATCATCATCAGAAGGTGGTCAAAAAACTGCAGATAAAAATGATTGTTTTTTTGTGAAAGCTACGGGAAGATTTGTGGTAGATGTCCCTACAGGATCAAAAGCAGTAGAAAATTTTATAATAGAACTTAGAAAAGTTGTTAGTGCCAATCCTGAATACCAAGAAGCATTGGATAGTGGTACAATGTATATAAGAGATATTACGTTACAAGGTTTTGCTAGTAATTTTTATGGTGGACCTGTAGAACCCCAATTTGATAATGACTATTGTAAAAAATGGGAAATACCTCCAGATAGGAAATATGGTGGTGTTTGTACACAATTTGAATTTAAACCTTTTAGTGGTAAAAAATTACCTAAATCCCAATATAAAGGTGATCAAGCCACCAATCAAAAATTGGCTAGAAAAAGGGCAGAGAATTTATTTGCCGTAATTAAAGAAACTTTAGAAAAACATGGAAAAACTTATGGTATAAAATTAGATCCAACCACCGAACCTAAATATATTGAGGGGGGTAGTTTATATACTAAAGATAATGTTGATGAGTATTGGAGGACGTTAATCGCTACAGGAAAACTTAATCCTGGACAAATAGTTGCGGTAACCGCAAATGTGTGTTATACTCTTAAAGAACCTTGTCCTGATCCTTGTATGGAAAAAGATGATTCTGGTAATTGTAAATGTCCTGAAGGTATGACATATAACGAAGAAACTAAACAATGTGAATGTCCTCCTGAACAAATTAAAGAAGGTTGTTTATGTAAAACCAAAGAAAAAGAACCTTGTCCTGATTGTATGGAAAGGTTAGAAGAGGACGGAGAATGTGAATGTAAAAAAGGGTTATATAAAGTAGACGGTAAATGTTTTTGTGATAAGGCAGGTAAGAAATCTCCTGATGAAAATTGTGAGTGTGGTTGCCCTAAATGTATGAAACGTGATGAAAATGGTGAATGTAAATGTCCTGATGGGATGACATATAATGAAAAAACTGAAAAATGTGATTGTCCAGAAGGTAAAATAAAACCAACAGAGGATGCGTGTAATTGTATTACACCTAAACCCCCAATAAAATGTAATCAAGAGTATAAAAAAGAAGGTGCTAGGGGTACAAAACAAAATAATTTTGTTGCGGCAACAGTTAAAAGTAGTTTTCCTGCTGGTGCTGGTGATGTTATAACAATCGCATTTGATTCATTAGTAGTTCCTGACGCATTTTATGTTAGATATGGAGATCAAGAATTCTTTAGTGGATTTATGGGGGATGTTTATAATACAGAATATAGACAAATTGCGCTAAGTATTCCAGAAAGAAAAAAAATGTTACCGTTACAATCAAAAACAACAAAAGAAAAGATTAAAAAATCTTTAGCTGATGGTGATAACGATTATAGTCAAATGGAAAACATTGTAAGAAATTTTGTTGGTGAATTAATAATCTATAAACGTGAAGATGGTTTATTAGAAAGTATTAATGCGGCGATTAAATCTGAGGGTGGTAAGTTAAACGTAAAAGATATATTTAAAAATGGTGATGCTGAAGCGGAAAAAATAACCGATGACATAATAAATTCAGGAAGTATTGCGGATAACATAGGTAGATATGGTTCTATAATGAAATCAGGTGCTTCTTTTAAAATTAATAAAGAAACAGAAAATCTTGAATTAATAGTATTGGCATTTTCCCCACTAGATAGAACAATATTCAATATGCAAATTAAATGTAGTCAAGAATAATTATTTTATTATTTCTTTTCAAAAATTTTATAGTATTATATTTATATACATATGGCAAAGACTAGGTATATAAATATTGATTTTCCTTTTAGAGATGCTGGAAACGGTTTTTATTTTAAATTGAATAAAAGTGATAAAGGGACGATTAGGGCAGATTTATTACATCTTTTATTAACGAATAAAGGTGAAAGATTATATCTTCCTGATTTTGGTAGTGATTTAAAAAAATTCATTTTCGAACCAAATGATGAGATAACACATGCGGATATAAGGAATAATCTAAATGATACAATTAAATTATATATACCTAATTTAATTATAAATGATATTTCATTTAGGAATAATGACATAGAAGAATTAATAATTGTGGAGTTAACTTATACTGTTACAGAGGGAACTTTCACAAGTACAGATACAGTAACCTTAACATTCTAAGATATGGTAAAAAAAATTGATTATAATGCACGTAATTTTTCTGACGTAAGATTACAACTTATAGAATTCATTCAAAAATATTATCCAGAAATTTTTTCAGATTTTAATGATGCTTCTGTTGGTATGATGTTATTAGAATTAAACGCTGCGGTTGGAGATATGTTATCATTCCATACTGATAGAATGTTTAATGAAACTCAAATTAGTTACGCACAAGAAAGATCTTCTATATTAGAATTGGCTAGAACATTTGGTTTAAATATACCAGGTAAAAGACCTAGTATTACTATTGTAGATTGGACTGTGACTAATATACCTGTAAATGGTGATACATTTGATATAAGTTATGCACCTAAAATTTTAAAAGGTTCACAGGCAACAGGTGCAGGTAAAGTATTTGAACTTATTGAGGATTGTGATTTTTCATCTCCTTTCACTACTGGAGGAATACCTAACAGATTAGTAATACCTAATATTGACGGTAATGGAATTATCCAAAACTACTCACTTACAAAAAGAGAAATAATGTTAAATGGTTTTACTAAAATTTATAAAAAAACATTAGGTAGGGGAGATTATAGACCATTTTTAGAAATAATATTACCAGAAGATAATGTCTTATCTATTGAAAATATTATAATAAAAGAAGGTACTAACTTTGTAAATAACCCAACAGAAGATGAATTTTCTAATTTTGATTTAAGTTGGTATGAGGTACCTGCATTGGCACAGGCAGAAATTTATATTGAGGATGAAAATGCGGTATCAGATAGAGAAGGTGTAGTTGTCGGAAAATGGAAAAATGCACCTAAAAGGTTCATAAAAGAATTTACAGATAATGGATTTTGTAAAATTACTTTTGGTGCAGGTGATGCCGATATTTCTGAATTAAATGATTTTGTAGGATGTAGAGGACAAATAGATAGAATAGGTAGAGTAGTAAATAACCTTTCTTTAGGTGAGATACCACAAACAAATAATACTTTATATGTAAGGTATAGAATAGGTGGGGGACAAGATTCTAATATTGGTCCTAACACAATAACTACTTTGGGTACAGTTAGTACAATTATTAATGGAGACGATTCCAATATAAATAGAATTATTAGTAATAGTATTAGTGTTAATAACCCAATTCCTGCGTTAGGTGGTAAAGAAGAACCATCTGTGGAAGAAATAAGAAATTTAGTTAAATATAATTTTTCGGCACAAAATAGATGTGTAACTATAAAAGATTATCAAAGTAGAATACCATTGATGCCTGGTAAATTTGGAGTTCCTTTTAGAACAGGTGTGTGGGAAGAAAGAAATAAAATAAATGTTTATATATTAGCATTAGACGCTAGTAGTAAATTAACTACTGAAGCCACTTCAGCATTAAAACAAAATATTGCCGAATATTTGGCTGATTTTAGAATGATAAATGATTATGTTACGGTTAAAAATGGTAGGGTAATAAATTTAGGTTTTGAGGTAGATATTTTTGCAGATAAGGCAGTACCAAAAGGAGAAGTTATTTCAGGGGTTATTTCATCTATTACACAATATTTTGATATAAATAAATGGGAAATGGGTGATAATATCTATCTT